CTCACATGATATCGTCCATGTCACGGTGTTTTTGATGAGTAAAAGACCATTACCTGATCTGTTCAGTCTTAAGCAGGGACATTGTCCCTGTCAGCTAGAACCTTGATTGTACTTCACAAGATTCTATTAAGTCTGAGCCGGTAACACGTATCTTAAATGTCTACTATCTGTTATTCAGACGTAAACGCAGTTACGTATCCGTTTACCATCGAAGTCTGTGGACCGCTGTACCTTCCTCTGAAGTATTTCTTGCGGAGGAATAGTCCAGGTTTCCAGGAGTCAAACTGAAGTAATTCTTCAATGTCTTCTCTGAGAACATAGGTCCCAGGCTTGCTCGACCCGATTGCGCTTGGCCGTAGATCCTTGTCTACGGTCTGAGGCCTTCGAGCCCTCACACCTCTGTGTGTAGCGCGGAGAAGTGATCCAACTCGCGTCTTACGCTTAATTGGTTCAACTTCTGGGGTCCTTGACCCCGTCCGGAACATCGCCGTGTAGGGGAGTTCCTTCTTCTTCAACAGTGATTCCGGTATATCAACCCGTAAGAACAATTCATTGAATTTCTTCTGGCGAGAATATCGACTGGACCCACCGGCTTCTGTCAGCCCGCTCTCTGAGGAAAGTGTACTCACTGAGTCGCTCCATGCCTCAGCATGACGATAGAGTCTAATTGACCTGTTCGTCAACATTGGTAGCAAGTTTGACAGTTCTGTTACTGTTTCAATGCCTCTTTCCCAGACTGTTCTGGTCATCGGGCCTTTTCCCTTTGGTGTCATAACCTCAGGTTCTATCGCCTGGAGGACCTTGTCCTCCAAGTACATTGAAACTTCTTTGTCTTCGTGCCAAGAAAAGATAGACGGTACCCCAACCGGACCTAGTCTTCCTAGTTTCCGGAGAGGTTGGTACTCGTCAGGGACGTTACAACCCCGCTTATCTGATACTTGGGATGGAACGTAGACGAGCATGTCTCGCGCTACCTTCCATTCAAAGAACTTTGGCATTAGCAATCTCAAGATTGCCGGGCTCACATGCGCCATCAAGGTACTGAGATGGTCTTCGAGAACGTCCCCACCGGGGAGGTCCCGAAACCCTCGTTCCAGGATGTACATATGCTGCTTGGACAGTGCCGAACCCTTTCCATGGAGAGGGTCTGGCTGCTCGAATTGCTGCTGTGTTCCGCCTTTCACGAATTGCGAAAATGATCGGAGTTTGATGTTGTCCACGTGTATCGAAGTACGGTACCTTGGATGTACACCAAAATCTTGACAGTATCCCACATATTTCTTGGAGATGAAGTACTTCTCCCAAGATATCTGGAAATGCATGGACGTCAGGAACCTTGGAATCCTTTCCAAGAATGCTTTCGTACCCGTTCCAGTGTGGTCGTCTCCGGCGCAAGCAAACTTACACCCCACAGGAGGCATCTTGTGAGGTCTAGAGTTTTCTTCCGTGACCGATCCCAGGGTTTGGAACCCTTGGAGAGTCGCGAAGTATGCACCGACAGACGATAATGTTAACAAGACTTTAGTCAATGGATCACCCATTAGAACGCCCCTTGTAAAGGTCGCGTTGACGGTGTAATTGTTCCTTTTACGCCGACGGTTCGTGTGAACCCTAGTGATTGATGGGCTGCAAGCTGCCAGCATTGCTGATAACTTCCTCCCGCAGTCAAATTCGACTGCCCTATCGCTGCAGAGTAGATCTGCGGCGTTGGCTAAATATTTCTTCATACCGCTAGGACAACCGTCCAAGTTCGATATGAAACCCTTCAGAAGCTCCCGTGATATATCACGTTGAGCATAATCTGTTGCTGAAGTCAGGTCTGAGGTCGATTGGAAGTCAGGTAATACCTTCTTCTTCCAATTCGGGTCTTCCCGATCGACAGCTTTGGGAGTCTTCTTCTCGAGATGACTATCCAGAGACCGACCGAACCTCCAAAGGTTTGCACCCTTTCCGAGGCCGACTGCGGCTTGTGGTAGCATAGCGAGCGCATCCGTAAGATAGTGGGCTGCCGGTACAAGGTACAGGTAGAGCCACGTTTCTCCGGATGTAAGCGGGCGGATCTTTCCCCCTGGCTCAGTGATACATATCACTTTGCAGCACGGGGGTCTTGGATCCGCGAGATGTTGTTCATGTCGTTGGCATGTCCATTCATGGATTAACATCCCGAAACGTTCGTCTATACCAGTTCCAAGAAGCTGGGTCAATTCCCCGAATCTTTGAACCACTGAACCGAATTCTCCCTCAAGGGGAT